AATTCTTTTTCAAGTTTGGTTTTCATGGTTAATAATCCTCTGGACCCCAGGCCTCGCCGTTAAGCTCGGCCTCGCGGCGCCAATCGGTGCCGGCGTGTATTTTCTCGCATTTAGAGCACAACCAGGGCGTACCATGCGGCGAAGTATTCCCGCAGCGGACCGTGATCTCTTTGTAATCGTAACCCCTGGGCACATACTCTTGCATTTTTTTACCGCAACCAGCCATAAAATTAATCTCCTTTTAATTTATAATCCTGCATTTCCTTGATAACCGAGCGCAGCCCAGGGTGGCGATTGATTTTGTCCTGCAGATCATGGTTAGCCGAGTGGATTTCATCGAGGGCCCTTTTAAATAGGGATTTGACATACCAATCTGGATGCTCGAAATTATCGTTAAAATACTTAGTGAGATAGTCGAAACTGCTACTCATCGATTCACCCCCTTTAAATTGTATTTGGCAACCCCGCGCCGGCGGACCGGCGCGAACGCACAGGGCCTAATGCCACCCTGCCTAATATCCTAATTCCTTGATAAGCTGATCGTGCCGATCCTCTACCCCCATCGGCAGATCAAGGCCGTCCTTGTAATCCTGGCGGGCCTGGATCCGGTCAAGCATGGTCTTTTTTAAATGCCACTTTAGATAAGGCAGCGGCGGGTGAACCATGCCCAGGTGATAATTATACTCGTTAAGATTGCCGTCGGCCTCGGCCTGGCGTTTCCATTCGGTTAAAATAGCGTCTGAAATTTGTTCCATTGGATTAATCCTTTTGCGTGTAGGTTATTATTGCCGAATAACCGCAACCAGGTAAAAAATGAGTTTCAACCGATATAATGGTGGCGTGTGCGGCCTCAAGCTGCACTATCTCGGTATTGATCTTTTTTTCCTGGCCGTTATTCATGTGGTCCGCCTCGATCATTTTAACTCTTGTTTTCATTTCTATACCTCGTAATAGATTTGCACGATCCAGCCCTTAAAGGCCAGTGCGGCCATGATGTTTACCGGATCCGCGCATTTAATGGTTAATGTTTTGCGTTTTTGGGTAACGCTATGCTGCACCCTAAACCTGTATGACATTCGATCCCCCTTTCCTGTTGGTTGATATTGTTTCATCTTATTATCTGTATCGGCATTTTGTTTCATATACTTTAGTCCTTTTTATACGACTTTGACGTACTACAATTATACACTGCAAAATTTATTTATGTCAAATGATTTGTTTAAGATTGACAAAGATATTTAATCCCTTTAGTAATAAGGTAAACCATAAAACCAGGAGGATTTTTAAGGATGAAAGTCGAGGCTTATCATAATTGGGAATTAGAAAAAGCGATTAGAGAATCCGGATTACAGGCTTTAGAGATAGCCCAAAAGGCCGGTATCGATAGTGCGAAACTTTCACACATTAAACGCGGCCGGATGCGGCCCACAGATGAGGAAGAAAAGGCGATCTCGGCAGCCCTGGGTATTGCGGTCCATAAATTATTTATAAACAAAACTGACTAAGCGAGGGGTGTAAAATGGCGGACCAGGGCGCCCCGCAAGTCGAGGACGGTTATACTCGATATGCCAACGAATTATTAGAGGCACTTTGCAAATTAAAATGCCGAAATATAGATCGGCGGTTAATCGATGCGGTGGCCAGGCTAACGTATGGGATCTATGGCCGGAAAAAGGCCAGGATTGAAAATACCGAGCTGGCAGATATGACCGGCCTAACAATTTCAAAGGTATGCGAGGCGCGAAAACGCCTGGTAGAAATGAATATTTTAATTATTACCGCCCGCGGTAATAGCCGAGCATTAAGTTATGGGATTAATAAACATTATCGCACCTGGAAAGAGTTACCGCCGGCGGTAAAGAAACCCGCGGGCAGTACTGATAAGACCGCCGGCGGTAGTAGTGCACCCGCGGGCGGTACAAGTGATACCGCCGGCGGGAATGACACCTTATTAAAAGAAAATAATAAGAAAACTGAAAGAAAGGATAGCGCGGGCGAACCGCCCGCCCCACCACCGCCGGCTAAAAAAATAATACCTTACAAAAAAATAATCGAATATCTGAACCTATTAACCGGATCCAGCTTTAACCATCAAAACGAATCGACCAGGGGCCAGATCCGAGCTCGATTCAAAACCGGCTATACGGAAAAAGATTTTTATGATGTAATTGCCGTTAAAACCGATCAATGGTTAGGCGATTCTAAAATGAATCAATATTTAAGGCCGGATACACTATTTCGGCCGCGAAAATTCGACGCCTATTTACAGGAGGCCAAGAGGTCAAAAACCCTGGCCAAGTCGGAGAAACAAAGAGTAAGGGAGCGCCGTTATAAAATAGCGGCCGGCATATTGCGGGAGTCTGGCCAGGAGGCCTGCCTGCGATATTGCGAGGATAACAAAATTGATGCAGAGGATTTTAAACTATGGATCTCGAAACTTACCGAGAATTGATTAATGAATTTTATGAATCGACCGCGATCGACAAGCCACCCCAGGCGGCGATCGATAGCTGGTTTGACCACCTTTCCAGCTATTCCTTACAAGTCTTATCCGGCGCCCTTAATCGGTTAAAAACCGAGCTCGCCAGGCGCCCTTTCAATATGCTTTTCACAATTAAAGAATCCATCATAATGTTTATGAAAGAAAATCCGGAAATGGTAAACGATCCGGAGTATGGCGAGTGCGCGGAGTGCAACGGCGAGGGTATATTTTTTGTTAAATACGCGAGTAACGGCGATAAAGAGAAACGAAACTCGGCCATTATCCTATGCGGATCCTGCGAAAACTGGCGCAAAAAATACGGATCCACCCAGGGAAAGCTAAGAATGAAGAAATTTGAGGCCGAATATCAAGGGTATGAAATCCAAAAATGAAAGGCGGTTAAAATGGAAAACCATGAATTAATCCACAAGCTGCAGCTGGCCGAAAAAGTGGCCTGGTCACTTCACGGCCTGCCTTATCGATGGGGCGGATCCGATACGATCGAGGGATTTGATTGCAGCGGTATGTGTATCGAAATCCTTAAATCGGTCGATCTCCTGCCCAGGTCCGGAGATTGGACCGCCCAGGGCCTTTACGATAAATTTGATAGCGAGCGATCCGGAGCTCAATTAGGATGCCTGGCTTTTTGGTGGAATTCCAACAAAACTAAAATTATCCATGTTGAATTTTGCCTCGATACTAAGCACACAATGGGCGCCAGCGGCGGCGGATCCAGAACGACCAGCGAGGCGGCCGCGGCAGCCCAGGACGCATATATTAAAGTCCGGCCTATCCGGTTGCACAACCTGGCCGGCTTTAGGGATCCTTTTAGATGATACGACCAGGCCCGCAAGTTAATCCGGAAAATCGTTATATTGGCACGTTATGTATTCGCGGGCATGAGTACTTAAACACTGGAAAATCATCACGATATAAAAGTACAGGAACTTGTGTAGTTTGCGCTAACAATAATAGAAAAAAGGCCAATTATAAACACTCAAAAATACAAAGGCGGCGATATAATAGAAAATACCGCGAAAAAAACAGGGTAAAACTACGCATATCCCAGGCGCTATATCAGAAAAAAAACAGGCCGAGAATAGTTTTAGCCAATAAAAAGGGGCGGGATGAATTAAACGACAATTATATAAAAACCTTGATTTATGCGGCTACTGGATTGCGAACCAATAACAAGGAATTAATCCAGTTTAAAAGAGAACAATTAATTTTATACCGCGAGATCCGGAAAGCAAAGGCAGAAATAAAAGAGGCGGACAAATTAAACCAAAAAATAGAAGTGGTCAAAAAATGGAGCGGGGAGGTAGAAAATTTAATCGAAAAGGAGATTGATAATAATGGGCATGATTGTAACCGAGATAAACGAATTAAGAAAACTCTTAGCGAATTTTAGGGATGGCGAGATAACCAGGGATGATCTAAACGCGCAAATATCAGTATATAAGCAAGTGGATAATCGGGCCAAAAGTGCATTAACCTTTGTTTCATTATTAATTCGGGCGGGCCTAAAAAGAGAGGCAAAAAAAGCACTGCGCGGCGATCTTTTGGGCGATACCGAAAGCATAAACGATGAATTGCCACTATATGATCGCACAAAAGACAGGGGTACGGAGTGAAGCCGATCCGGATAGATCTAACCGAGGATGATTTGTATTATTCACTAAAGTTAGGTAAATTTAGATATGGTCCTTTTAAGTCCGCAAAAAAAGATGGGATCCAGGGAAATACAAAAAATAGCCAGAATTTTTATGAGGACAAGGCGCCCTGGTACCGCAGCTTTATAGGCGCGATTGGTGAGGTAGCTTATTCAAAATGGACCGGCTGGCCGATAGTCGAAACGACCTGGAATAAGGGCGATAGTGTAGAGGACGGCACCGACTTTCCGGATGGATCCAATACAAAGTCCTCGGCCGAAGATTATAAACCTAATCTGTTAATTCCGGTTGTCCACTATAAAAAATGGATCCCAAAGTCTTATGTTTTGGCCTGGGTGAAATTGCGCCGGCGCGAGTGTTTTCTTTTGGGAAAGATCTCGCGGATAAAGGCCGACGAGGTTAAATATTGCGTTAAAAAGGGCGATCGGAAAATGAAAGTTAATACCTATTGGATCGAGCGGCAGCACCTAACCATAGCAGATCTGTATCCGTTTTGAAAAAGCGCGGACCAGGCCGGCCCAGGAAATATCCTGTTACCATCGATGAGATTATCAAGGTGGTGATGGATTTGTGAGATAAAAAAATCGAGCTCGCGGTCGGTGAGCTGGCCCAGGTGCTCGAAAAGGATAACGCGGCCCAGGGCGAGGCGATTTTAACGGCATTTTTAAAAGCGATCGATAAGGGGATTGACGGCCACCAAAAGAAATGGCACCCCATTTGCGATCCAAAGGAGTTGGATCAAACCTTAAAAGCTCTAAGATCCTATTGGGAGCAGCAAAGGAGGTCCAACGATGAACGGTAAATTTAAGATAATTGCCGGCACGATCTTAACAGTTTTCGCCCTATTCGGCGCGGTATGGGGCCTTAATGACCAGTTTACACCGAGGGAAGTGCACGAACTATGGGTATCAGATCTGCAGAAACAAATGATCCAGATCCAGCGCAACAATCAGCTATCCGCGGCACAAAACCAGCTGTATTACTGGCAGCGCCAGGTAGAGGCCTTAACCGATCGATGCGCGAAAAACCCAGGCGATCAATATTGCAGATCCCAATTAACCGATGCCAGGAAACAACGTGATTTTTGGCAGCGCGAAGTGCATAAACTTTTAAATCAATAGGTGATTTATGTTTCAAGATCCGAGCGAGCCAGGTATTAGAGATTCAATCCGCGAGATCCACTTTTTTTTAAACGGACATATCGAGGGCCAAGAGGCCAAAGGCAAGCCCGAAAAATGGGAGGGCCTGGATCCCACCCACTTAGAGGCCCTTGATTGCGTTTTGAAATACCTGGACGAGTGGGCGGATATTAAAACACAGATCGAAAAAGGGAAAGGAGATCCTAAAGATGTTAAATGAGGAAGAAAGGCCGGTACCGACCACCGAGGCGGAGCTGGCCGAAATGAAAGTAGCGCCGATGGAATTCTTTAGCGAGCACTGGATCGATGCAGATGGAAATCCAGCCGGCGGCGTATCAAGTGGCCTGGGATTTACTATATCCTGGCAGATGGGCCCCCTGGGGCGCGGTGACGATCGGAGGATCCCGAATGGCGCTTTTGTCGAAAAAATTATCTATGCGGCTATTGACCGGATCCAATTTTATCAAAAATCTAAATTCGCTTGTGACGAAAACGCGGCAGCCCTTTTATATCTCAAAGATGCCCTGGATGCTCTTGAAACCAGGACCGCGAATCGAGAACAGCGGGGAGTCGAGGGCACCCATGACGATTGAATTTAAACTGGCATTTCCTTACGAAATCCATGTAATACCAACGGTTAATGGTGGCGTTATCGCAAGAGTTGGATGCGCCGAGCTCACATTTCAATCAACAAATAAACTTTTAACGGCCATGCGCGAGTATTTCGCGGATCCGGAGGAAGTCGAAAAGGCCTATCATGCTGCAAGAAAGGCCTCACATGGTCCAATGGCCTGTAATGGAAACCTGGGCGCGGGCTCGGTAGTTGAGCAATTAGATCCGCCAGGGCCCGAAGTGGCCAGCGAGGAAACCGCGATCGCTGATGGATCCGAAAGGACCGAACCAGGGTGAAATTGTCTTACGTCCAAACGTGCCCCAAGTGCCTGGCCGATCGGCCATTTATCAGTGATAGGCGAGAGATCGCGCCAGGCACAACTGAACAGGCGGAGTGCCGAAAGTGTAAGGCGCTTATTGACGTTATCCACGGCCACCATGCCACGGTGATAAAGAAAAGCACCGATAAACAACGGAAATTATTTGATTGAAACGCTATGTTTACTATTGGGCGAATAATCCGGTACGGCGCCGGCTAAAAGGGCGCCTATGCCGGATCCTGGCCACCGGAAAATTAAATTCCGCTTTAGTGGAATTCCTCGATAATAAAGAATTGATTTTAACTGACCGGCGGGCAATCCGTCGGACGCCTGGGCGGCCGCAACGTAATCCCCAATAAGGAAAAGGACGCGGCGGACCGCCCAGGCCTGCTTTTTAGGAGGATTTATGGCCAATATATTAAAAATGCAGAAGATAAAAGAGAACGCGCTCGCCACGATCGGCCGGTATTTCGATATATATACCGATCAAATTGACCAGGCGTACAAAAATGGCGATCGAGAGGTAAAGGTCGGTTTTGCCGTAACGGTGAAAATGGATAAGGGCCAGGTTAAGCAAAAGACCGAGATCAATTTTATCAAAACGCGGGTAAAAGACGGCATGACGGTGAAATACGATCCGGATCAAATTTTATTCGACTTTGAGGAAAAATGAAAAAGCAAAAATTATATGCAATCGTTTTTATATGGTCGATTATCGGCGCGGCGGTGATACTCGGCATTTGGTTGACGCCGATCGCGTTAGAGTGGTGGGAAAGGTGGGTAACATGATAAAAAAATGGTGGGGAAAATTTTTGTGCTTAATTGGCGATCACGAATGGACCGGTGATGCCTTAGAGGGGATTCCACCGAGCGCCGAGGTTATGGATTTGGCCGGAAAGGATCCGCTCGCGGGTTTTAAGAAGTTTTCGGCCATGTATTGTAAACGATGCGGCCGCGAGTCTGATTATTCGCTTTAAAATCTAAACTCTGAATTGTCCGGCGCCTGGCCAAGAGCGGGCCAGACCGCCGGCCACTTCACAGTTTATATTTTACGCTTGTGCAGGAGGTACAATTATGAATAAGGATCAAAAGGAATGGATTGACAATGCCAGCTATTACGCATTGATGAACAGGTGGCGCTTTGCTAAAAGTGGGGATCTCATTTTTCAAGGCGAGGCCGGCAAGTATTACAAAGAGGTTATGGCCAAAATGCGGGCCCAGGTGGGAAACGCGGAGCACGTTAGGGTAAGCAAGAATTTAGGGTTTAAAACATGATTAAGCTGGTATTGGATTTGAGGCAAGAGTCGACGCCACAAACTTATGCAGAATATCAACCGGAGGCCAGGAAGTTTTTTAACGCGCAGCAGATCGCCGGCCAGGTGGTACTGGTCGAGGTTAAGGTTTATGCCGATGAGAAAGATAGATTTGATCTTGATATTATGCAGAAACATTTAGAGGCGCGAGGCGCTAAAGCGGTTGAATTTCATTATAACGAATACGAAAGGAGCGAAAATGGGCAAGGGAAACGGTGACGATAAGAGCGTACAGGATGCTAAAAACCAAATGGCATTTTTAGACGAGGTTAAAAAGCTGGCAAAGCAACACGGTATTAAAATCGGCGGCGATCAAGCGGGCCTGGATCCGTTAAGGCAGAGCAAAGATCTAAAGGTCCAGGTAATGACCCGCGACGATAAAATTATTATTGATTTCGGGCAATCGGTATCATGGATGGCCATGAACGCGCAGCAGGCAACCAAATTTGCGGCCACGGTTATTAAACAGGTTCAAAACATTCAAAGCATAGGCGCAACCGGCGGGCAGAGCTCGGATCCGGAGCATTATAAGGATTTGGTAGACGGCGGCCGCGAGGGTGAGGATCCGGACGCTGAAAAAAAAGACGTTGACAAACCCGAATAATTAGCTTTACCATGTTGCCTGCTATCCTGAGTCACATTGGAACGTAGGCGGGCGACAAAATGGATCAACCAATTTATTCAATCTTCTTTTGCAAGAGGCCTGGGGTTTGACCACCCCCAGGCTTTCTGTTTTTTGGGGATCCGGAAATGGAAATCGAGGCCTATATCAGTGGATTTAAAGAACTTACACATTATTGTGGAAATAGGTATTGTTGGAATTGTGGCAGCTGCAGCGGTCCTGGGTACGGTAAGATATGCGATCCCCAATCTAAAGGAAAATTTAAGTAAACACGCCAGGAGGCTTAAAGAATTGGAGGACAAATTGCCGACGCTGGTAACGCTGGAAAGTTTCGAGGCAGTGACAGGCCGGCTGGATGAAAATTGCGCGACCCACCGGACCCACTGCCAGGCGCTTGTGTGCGATCGAATCGATACAGTGCGCGACGATTTAAAAGGCATGGATCAAAGCAGAGAGCGGGCCCGAAATGCCAGGATATTTGCCTGGGATGAATTCAAAAAGGAAATTGTACCCCGCAACGATTTTAACGAGTACAAAGACGAAATGAAAGGCCATGTAACCGCGATCGAAGTCAAGATGGACCGGCAATCCGAATTATTAGCGCGGCTGGATGAGCGGATTAAGATATTTATCAAATCTAACGGCAATTAAGGAGGTAAACCGATGGATGAGCCAACCCTAATGCAACAGCTTTTGCAGATCATAATTCCATTTGCAGTGGCGGCCGTATCGGCCTTGACAACCTGGGCCCTGTACGAGCTCAAAAAATGGATTAAGCAGAGAACCGATAACGAGGCGGTAAACGAGGCGGTGGGGATCCTTTCCCAGGTGGTGCAAACGACCGTAACCAAATTAAATGAAACGGTTAAGCAGGCCGGCGCCGATGGGATCATTACCCAGGAAGAAGCGCAGAAACTAAAATCCGCGGCGGTCCTGCAGATCAACCAGCAAATACCCGACGCCACCAGGAAAATTTTAAATCTTGGAATTAAAAACCTCGATGATTATATTTCTGGCCAGATCGAGCTGGCCGTAATTGTTACAAAGAGGATGAAAACCGATGCCGGCATAGTTGAACCCAGGATGCCGGCGCAATAAAGGAAAGGAGGCCTTTAAATGGTGAAGCAAATTAGAAATGAAATCTTTGATAGCCTGGCGCCCTTTATCGCACTTGCTATAGCACTTGCAATAGCCGGCTGCGCGGCGGGGCAATTCCAGGGCAACCCCATTCCGGATACCGCGATCGGTAAATATGTCACGGCCCGCAAGTTTTACAACGACCAGCTGGAAAGCCTAACGGTGTACGGTGCATTATTGACGGCCGAGGAAAAGGCAGATCTTAAAAAAGATCTCGATCCGGTATTCGACGCGATCGAAACCACCCTCGATGGATGGAAGATAGCTCTAATGGATCCGGCCAAAGATCCGACGGCCTATAACGGCGCCTGGTTGAAATTGAGGCAGAAAATGGTGGTGACAATAGCCAAATACCTTGATTAAGGCCGGCCAGGGCCCCGAAACAACAACCTAAACCAGGAGGTTAATACAATGGGAGCAGCAGAATTAACCATCATGTTATCGTTTTTAGAGGCGGGCATAAGGCTTTATGAGAAAACGACCGCCGGTAAGACCGAGGCGGAGTTAGAGGCTATGGCCACCGACGAGGAACTAAGAACCAAAACCGCCAGGGCAGCTTTTAACGCCGAGTTTGGCGGGGATCCCGAATAAACCCCCAGGCAGAACGTAACGGCCCAGGGGCCAGTGGCGCCCCTGGGCGCAGAGGATGGTAAAATGATATTGACCACTGATAAAATAGGCGCACTTATTCATGCGGCGATTAGAAGTTTTAACGAATTGGCCAATCCGGTTACACCTATCGAGGCTTTTGGGGATCTTTCCGACGGCGAAAAGGCCCTTTTTAATTCACAAATGGCCCAAATGGTTGAAAATATTAAGCTGGATCCCCATGAGTTACATGATAAATGGAAAGTAACCGCCCAGGAAATGATCGACGCCGGCACCATTTCGCAGGATTTAGTTGCCAATTTAGAAACTTATATGCTACCGTTTAGAGAATTGCCAGTATGGAAGAAAACCGAATACCGGTTACAACTCCAACTGGCCAGAACCCTATTGAGGCATAATCGAAATGTCGAAAGGGCAGAAAAACGGCAACGGTAATGGCAACGGTTATCCGGTCGAAGTGTGGCAAGAGATCAAACAGGAGTACATATTAGGCCAGCTATCTATCGCTGCAATATCGCGCACTTACGGACCCACCCGCCAGGCCATTATGAAGCAGGCCGACAAAAACGGATGGGCCAGGAACATGGCCGACGATGTACGCGCCTCGGTAAAAAAGAAAACGATCGAGGCCGAGTTACAGCAAGAGGTTACACCGGAGAACTACACAGAGGCGATTGATAAGTATGGCGAGCTCGGCGCAGGAGTGATCGGCGCTCACAAGGTTTTATTCCATAAAATTTTGCGGCGGTGTGATGTAACCCTGGACCGATTGATAAGAGGCGATATAATAATGGACGAGCTCGCGGCCGGCAAGCGCATAAGAAAAAATTTAGTGGTGGCAGCCACCCTGGCCTTGAAAGATCAAAACACTACCTTGAAAACTGTATCCGAAGTGGTGGCCAAAATAGTGCCCCTGCAGCGCCAGGCATTTAACATCGATGAGGATGGATCCGGCGCCGATAAGATAACTTACTACATTGTGGGCGACTTAGAGAAACCGGCCGATGCGGGAATGTCCAGGCAAATAACCGCCTAAAATCAAGGTACTCTGACCCCTCGGTATGGTCCGATCGTTTAATCTCGCGCAAATAGCGAGGCCGTTTTTTGCGTAATTTCACCCAAATAGCCCATTTTATGAAAAATGCTTGAAAATCACTTGAAAATAAATAGGCGTAAGTTTTTGCAGCTGGCCACCCTGGGCACCCTGGGCCTGGCCCTGGGGATCGAGGCGGTACCAGCTGCAGCGCAAAAGGCGCCGGCAGCGGCCGGCATGAATCCAATTTTTACAGGCGCCCTGGGTAGGTATGAGGGCGTTTCCATTATTCATAGCCCTGGCGATTGGCTGGACGAGGCGGCCGAGATCGATAGAAAGTTTTTCGAGGGCGATCAATGGAGCAAAGCGCAGCGCGAACTATTAACCCGCGGATCCACGGCGATCAAGGTCAATCGCACTAAAGCACGATGGATCCCATTTAACAAAATGAACCACCCAGGAGGGTGGTAGCAAAAGGAGAGGAAAGCCGATGCGGAGATTGAATTGTCAAACGCAATACCACAACCGGTTGCCGGTGAGGAAAGCGTTACCTATGACGCGATACCAACACTAAGGCAATTCCACAAGTCCGGTGCAGCAATCCGCGGCGTAGTCGGTCCGGTCGGATCCGGAAAGACAACCGGCGCCACCTGGGAAGTGTGCCACCTTATACCCTGGCATCTTTTCAATAAATTCAATATCAAAGAGTGCAAATTTGTTGTTGTCCGCAATACCTATGCCGAGCTCCGAGATACCACGCAAGCGACGATTTTCGAGTGGTTTCCTTTCGGCACCTTTCTAAAGCAGGAACAGAAGTACACCATTAAGCATCCCGACGGCCCTACCGTAACCCTTTTATTTAGATCATGCGATCGAGAGGCGGACGTAAAGAAGTTTAAGAGCCTGGAAATAACAGGCTATTGGATCGATGAGTCTATCGAAGTGGCCGACGCTATCAAGAGGATGCTTAAAAACAGGATCGGCCGATTTCCTAAGATGAAAAAGGCCCTGCAGTGGTATAAGGAAAGATACGGCGAGATCCCGCCCGAATGGATCATCGATGGTGAGGAAACATTCCCCCTACCTCGATTCGGTATAGAAACGACGAACCCGCCCGATATTGAAATGCCCACCTATCATCAATTTGCCTGGCAGAACGATGTACCAGGGCCCATAGCGGAAATTGAACCACTGGCCAACCATGAGGGATTTTGGCAGCCACCCAGGGAAAACGAGAAGTATCTCCGCCCAGGTTATTACAACGATTTGATTCTGGATTATAAGGACACACCGGATTGGATCGAGATGTACGTCGATGGAAAGCCTGGCGTCCTGGTCAAGGGCAAGCTGGTTTATTATAATTTCCGGCGCGATATGCACCAGGCCAGCGCCCCTTTGATATGGTCCGGACCTGGCACCCTGTATCGAGGATGGGATAATTCGGGGAATGTACCAGCTGCGCTTGTAGTGCAAAACCCCTCGCCTATGCGGTTTCATGTGATGCGCGAGTTTTGTCACGATAAGATGGGGATCATTGATTTTACTAAGTGGGTGAAAGAAAAATGCAACGTCGAGTTTCCTAATGCCGAGTGGGTAGATTATGGGGATCCGGCCGGCGCAGCCAAGTTTAGTAAGAAAGAGGGCGGATTTACCAGCAACGCCATTTTAATGGCCGGCGAGGGCGTGACCGTCGAGAGCTCGGAGCAAAACTTTACGGCCAGAACGCAGGCCGTCGATGGGATCCTGGCGCGTATCGATGGATGCTTGATCGATCCCAGGTGTATCAGGCTATTAAATGGATTCTTAGGCGGATACCATTACAAAGAGATAATGAACACCGGCGAGTATTTTGACGATCCGGAAAAGAACCGGTTTAGCCATATCCATGATGCCTTTCAATATGTCATGGTCCGCCTGGTGGGCAACAAAACCAAGAAACGCGGCGCCGAGAAGTGGAAACGTCGACGCCGAACCGCTATGAGCGTATAGGAGGATACCTTATGCACAGGCTAAAAACGATTTTCGTAATTTTCTTAATCGTCATGCTGGCAGGATTCGCCCAGGCCGGCGAGAAACAATTAACTTTTGAATGGCAGCAAGAGGCCGATGATCTTCCGGACTTGGCCAAGTGGGAATTATTTATGTCACTGGATCCCGATATACCTTTTGACCAGTGGGCCCTGCAGGGCGATATTGTTTACGATGGTAATCCGGCCAGCTGGTACGATGCCACCTTTACAATCACAGTGCCCGACGGCCAGGAAACGCCGACCTATTTCAAAATGACGGCGATCGACCATGCCGGCAACGATAGCGATCCATCCGACTTGCAAGAGGGCGCCCCTACCGTTATTGATTTCAAGCCACCGGCCGCGGTGGCGGACCTGGCCGGCGTATATGCCAACCAGGCTAAAACGGTAACTCTAACCTGGTCAACAGATCCGGCCGATACCGATATAGCCAAACAGGAAGTATTTAAGGCCTCGGCAGCCGGCGGGCCTTATGCCTCGATCGGTACCGGATCCAGCCCATTTGTGTACCAGCTGGCGCCGTCGGATTCTGGCAAGTGGATTTATTTTGTGGTGGTCCTAACCGATAACGACGGCAATTTTTCAGCCAACAGCAACGAGGCCGCGGTTAAGTTGTCGATGGGTGTACCGTTTGGATTGCGCGTGACCGTCCAGGCCCAATAACCAGGAGGTTATTAAAATGGCAGAGATTAGATCCGAGCTCGGATATTTTGATAGGCAGCCGGTAATATGCCTGGCGCCCAAAGTCGAGCGAACCAGCAACAAAGGAATGAGGTTTTTAATCGGCATGAACCAGCTTTACGAGTACTCAGAGGACCATAACGCCACGTTTGAGCAGCACATGAGGCGAGTATCCCAGGCGGTTTTGGAGCGTTTTGATCTCGGAGAGCCAACTATCAAGAAAATGGCAGAAATTGCGGCCGTGATTCAAGCGAGGATTGACGATCTATTGAAGATGCCACCCCTTGCACCCGAAAAAAAGGCGGTGGCCTCGGCCATTGTAAGGATCGACGGCACACCGTTTCACCATGAAATAAGCGAGGATACCAATGCCGGATATATCCAATACACCAGCGGTTGAGCCGGACCGATTTAACGATCCGGATTATGGTTACAACCAGGGCCTATCCCAAGAGGAAGAATTAGCAATAGCCGGTTTTACAGACGCCGAAACCCGCGACACTGAAAAGCATCCCTATGATTATGATCCTAAAGTGCTCACCAGGTACCGCCGGCTAAATGGATGGTACAAACGAGAGCGCCAGCTGCAGGGCGATTTTCGTATCGAGCAAATGAAAGATCATAAGTTTTATGACGGCGATCAATGGGAGGAAGATGATAAAACCGAGCTCAAAGATCGCGGGCAAAAGGCCACGGTTTTTAATCAGATCAAGCCCACTTGTGATTGGGTGATCGGTACCGAGAAAAGAACGCGGATCGATTATCTGGTATTACCCAGGGGCAAAGAGGACCGGCCCCTGGCCGAAACGAAAACCAAGATCCTTAAATATGTATCCGATATTAATAAAGAACAATTCCACCGGTCCAGGGCCTTTGAGGATTCGGTTAAATCTGGCCTCGGATGGTTAGAGGCCGGCGTTAAATCTGATATAGACGATGATCCGGTATTCGTAAGGTGGGAAGATTGGCGCAATATTTGGTGGGATACCCTGCACGTTGAGCCCGATTATACCGACGGCCGCTATTTATTCAGATCCAAATGGGTGGATTTCGATGTAGCGGCCTCGATGTTTCCGGACCGCCTGGGCATTGTCCGCCTGGCAGTGCAAAAGGATGATCTGTATTGGCAGGAAGAAGATCAACAGATCGATGTTGATCCGGTCGAGGGCGAGGCAGGATTCGCGCTGGAATTGTCCGGAGATACCGGCGTAACCACCTGGGCCCGCAACCGCGTCCGCCTAATTGAAGCCTGGTATAAAGAGCCGATGCGCGGCAAGATAATGAAAGGCAAGGATATTGGCACCCTAAACGGCGTCATGTACGACGAGCAAAGCGAGAACCACCAGGCGTTAGTGCAAGAGGGCCTGGCCAGTACGGTGGATGCAATCCGGATGGGCGTTAGGATAATGATCTTCTGCAGCAGGGGCATCTTGCACGACGGCCCGACGCCTTATAATCACAACCGTTTTCCTTTCGTGCCCATTTGGGCAAACCGCAAAAAGGTTGACAATTCACCTTATGGAATGATCCGGCAGCTGCGCGATCCCCAGGAAGATCTAAACAAGCGCCGATCGAAAGCCCTGCATATTCTCAATACTCGCCAGGTTGTAGCCGATGAAAACGCCACCGATGATTGGGATGATATTAAGCAGGAAGTGGACCGACCCGACGGCCTCATCCGAGTTAAGCAAGGCACCCGATTTGATTTCCAGACCGATACGCAGCTGGCCGGCGAACATATTATGCTGATGAACCAGGACGCCGAGTATATCGAGCGGACCGGCGGCGTTAATGATGAAATGATGGGCAGGCAAACAAACGCGGTTAGCGGCAAGGCGATAACGGCCCGCCAGGAGCTCGGTACCACCTTAACCATGACCATGTTTGACAATCTCCGCCTGGCCTTTCAGCTGATAGGCGAGCTAAAACTTTCCCTGGTCGAACAATTTTACACCGAAGAAAAAACAATCCGGATCCAGGGGGCCCCGAATGAGTGGGATTTTGTCGATCTCAATTACCAGGATCCGGAAACCGGCGAAATGACAAACGATATAACGGCCAGCCAGGCCGATTTTGTTATCGATAGCCAGAACTTTACGGCCTCGATGCGCCAGGCAGCCTTTGAGCAATTAACCTCGATGCTCGAAAAATTACCGCCCGAATTAGCTATGGCCATGCTCGATATTATTGTCGATATGTCCGATGTACCGCTAAAGGAAACTTTAGTGCAGCGGATCCGCGATATAACAGGGCAAAAGGATCCGAGCAAGGATCCCCAGGATCCGGAGGAAGTGGCCAAAGAGCAGGCCAAAGCAGAGGCCGAGGCCAAACAAAAGGAATTGTTAGAGGCCATTCAGATGTTAGAGATTCGATTTAAGGAGGCCCAGGCCGAGAAATTGGAAACCGACGCGGCGGCCACTTCATTAAAGATGGAAGTCGAGGCCGATAAGGTGGGATCCGAGGTTGAAAAGATCGAGGCGGAAACAATGTCGATCGAGAGCTCGGTAGAACTGGCCGACGAGGAATTAGATTTTAAAAAGACCGACGCGGCAGCCGGCCGGCAGATCGATAGGGCCAAAGTCTTAGCGGATATTGAGGCCTCTAAACGCTCGGAAATGACAGCACAACGACCGGCACCAAAGCAACCAGCTAAAAAACCAGCCAAGAAAGGATAGATCATGCCAGCAGCAGCAGCAAGAGTCGGACGGTTAAAGAAAGGCGCCCAACGCGGCGGCGGCGGCCTGCGAATGGGCGCACAATCGCAAATGGCCGGCCCGCTTAAAATGGGTGCTCGGAGTAGAGGACCGATTAAACAAGGCGCGGTAAGATCGGCTATGGAAACTGCCAGGGGCGGACCAGGGGATCGAGGCCCAGGCGGCATACCAGGCCAGGAATTATCCGGCTTACACGGCGGACCCAGGATGCCCCAGGCAAACGCCGGCCAGCCCGAAATGGCAACCGGCGCCCAGGGCCCCGCGGTTATGCCGGCCGAACCGGTGGCCGCACCGATCCCGACCGGCGGATCCGGAAAAAGCGCCGACGTCGGCAGCGGCGGAGCTGGCGTTATGGATATGGGCCCGACTCCGAAAGGCGTACAGGATGCAGGCGCCGGCGGTGGCGGTCGATTATTGAGGCCAGGAACCGGCCTTATTAGTCCGGCCGCGCCGATCCGGCCCCTGGATGGTGGCGAGAGTGTACCAGCTGCAGTACCGCCACCAGGAGCACAGGCGGAAGTCGCGCCTATGGCAAAAATGATGGCCTCGCGTCAACCTATGTCTGGATTTCAACCGCGGCGGAAACCCAAGTCACGGCCAGGCTATTTTACAGGAGCATAAACGATGGGCGTATCACGATCAAAAGGATGGACCGAGGACGATATTAACAAAGATGATCCGGAGGCCTATCACGGCGGCGGTATCGTAACCGCGGAGATAAGGGCCCGCGAGGAACAGGAAAAGCTAAAGAAAAAGCGAAAGAAACGGATCAATGCTACCCAGGAATTTATCGAGGGCATGAAAAACCGCAAAGAAATGAACGAGGTACTATAATGGGAGCACCACCACCGACGAATAAAACGGCTAAGATGGGCAGCAGTACTAAAATGGCCAAGTCGACCACGGACAAAACCGGCGCGATCCAGGCAAGTCGAGATCGAACCAAAGCACAAACGGCGCCAGGCACCGACTACAAGGCAAAAAAGGCAGCCCAAAAGGGAAAGGGCGGCGGATATGTGGCGGCAAAGTCCGGCGAATCGGCCGAGGAAAAGCGCAAGACGCGCCTGGCCAAAATGAGAGAGATAACGACTAAAGCCCGCGAGCTCCGTAAAAGTCGATCATCGATGATAACAGGCCTTTAATTATGAGGGATGCAGACCAGGGCAAAAGTAGCCAGCTACCGAGTTTCGGCACCGTTATTCGGTATGCAGGCGGTAAGCGTAAAAAGAAAAAGCGCGGTCCGGATCCGGAGCAGGCGGCAAGGATTCACGCTTTACAGGCCGAAAATATGGCCAGACGATCGTTAATGAGTCCGCAAGGGCCCAGGGGTGATATTAACCCCTGGAATAAATCTTAGGAGGTATCACTATGTCAGGCGAGGGAACAGCACCGAGTTACCAGGGGCGAAAACCCCAAAAGGATGATATGAGCGGCAAACCGGCTGGCAGCCAGACCGCCAGGGCAACAGCAACCGACAAGGGCAGCGGAACGTCCAAAGGCCGCAGCCCAAGCAAAAAGGATATGCCAGGTAAAAATCCAGTAAAGGATCGCACCGACAAATATTAAGAGGTAGGCCATGCCTTTGACTAAAAAAGGCCGCAAGATTATGTCGGCCATGAAAGGCCAGTACGGCGAGGACCAGGGCGAGCGCGTGTTTTACGCCAGCAGGAATAAAGGCACGATTTCGGGTGTAGATAAAGCCCGCAATAAAAATAAGAAACATCAAATCTATATGCGCGGCCGATCGCGCATGAATTAAGGAGGCCCCAACATGGCAGACGATGAAAAGAAAAAAAAGAACCCAGGCCTGGTACAAAACGTCAAAGATATTTATGGTATGGGCAAAAAGCTGTATGGCCACTACATGAAAAAGCGCAAGCAAATGTCGGAAGTTAAGCCACCGACCGGCCCGACAATGCGTCAGATCGTACCGCCTAAACCGCCCGAAAAGGAACCAGGCGGCGATATGAAAAAACCGATTTCGCAGCAACCGCCCAAAAAGAAAAAGGAAAAGAAACCCCGCGGCGGAGTGGGCGGCGTACTCGATAAGATCCAAGAGCGCAAGGACCGGATGCGCGAGGCCCTTGAAGATTAACCCTTAACAAAGACCAGGAGGCATTACTATGAACGCAAAAGCCGAGGAACAGGCAAAGGCAGTAAAAAGCGACGGCCGGACCGATAAGGAAAAGCTGGCCGATATTGGTTTATCTCCGGAAGAAACCGCGGCCTTAGAGGCCGACGATACCGACACAGGCGCCGAGGGCGCCGATAAGGACGCAGCCGGCAAGGATGCCGACAAGTCCGGCGATAAGGGGGCCACCGATGCCAAAGATGAGAACGAGGCCGATAAGGCCGCGGCGGCGGAGGCCAGCGGCGGCGAGGGTGACGAGAAAGCCGGCGATACTCAACCGTCGGAAAAAGTACCCGACCATTTCATCCCAATGGCGGAAACATTAACCGATGAAGATCTAACGCAGATTTCAACAGATCTTGAAACCCTTAAAACTCAATTTGATGATGGTGATATTGATTACGAGAAATATACCGACGGCCGTTTAGAGCTCGAAAAGCTGATATGGCACCATGAGCAAGCGGAAATGACAAATATTAACGCCGTCGAACAACGCTGGCAGTGGGAACGCGATTGGTATCTGCAATCAAATGCGGAGCTCAATAACTCCCAGGTGATATACGGTGCCTTTGCGGCCCAGGTAAACGCGCTTTTAGCCGACGATGAATGGAATACCGCCCCAGGTTTTGACCTTTTGACCGAGGCGCACAGGCGCGTATCATCCGAGATCGATAGCCTGGCGGGCCCAGGATCCGGATCGACCGACAACGGCCGACCAGCTGGCGGCGATAAATTGAGCGCCGACGAGAAAGCGGCCGATGCCCTTAAAAAGGCAAAGGCGGCAGAGTCCGGCAAGCGGCCACCGGAAACCCTGGCCGGCAAACCGTCGGCCGAGAAACATACCGATGAGAGCAAATTTGCCTATCTCGATAATTTAGAGGGCGAAAAGCTGCAGGCCGCGATCGATAAACTCAGCCCGACCGAGTTAAAAGAGTACGAGGACCACCACTAATGGAAGTAGTTTATCCGGATAATTGGGATCCGAGCGCAAAAGTTGAAAAGGCCGAGATCGATAAAACGGTATTGATAGCGCCATTTGCCTATATCATGGCCGGCGCGAGCATAGGGCCCTGGTGCATCATAGGCGCCTATTCGATGATCGGTGAAACCTGTATCCTGGCCGAGAACGTGCAAGTAATGGCCCATGTAACCATGCAGGCGGCCGAGATCGAGCGCGACGTTTTTATCGGCCCAGGCGTCCGGATCCTAAATGTCAAGCACCCGCAGGCCACCTTTGAGGATCCCAAAGAGGATCCAGTTTGCATTTGTGAGGGCGCGATTATCGGCGGCGGTGCAACCATCCTGCCAGGCGTTACCATAGGCCCGCGGGCCAAAGTGGGCGCCGGCGCGATCGTTACCAGGGATATGGCAGCCGGCGAGCAAGTGAAAGGCCAGGCGGCCACGGTCTTTTAAAACTAATGGGGCGGAAATGTGGCACTCTTAACCGACGTATCGAAAACCGAAATAGTGCACCTTGACCTGGCGGACGATACGAAAATCACGCTGCGCGTTATCAAAAAGAGCGGCAAAAAGGTTAGGATCTGCATTGACGCGCCTAAAACAGTGAGCATATCCAAAAAGGATTTGCCAAGAAAATAAGGCCCCAGGTTCAAATATAGCCACCTGTTAAAACAGAGCAGGGTAAGAGGCCGGCGGACGGTGCCAACGATAGGCGCCGGCAACGTGCAGGAGTGAATTAAAACCTGTAACTTACTCTAATCTTATTCTGAACAGGAGGCTATTAAAATGGCACAAACCATCATAGGGGTTAATGACCCAAAAGCAGTAAAGAAATATTCGGCGTTTCTGGCCGTCGATGTTGCGCGTACTTCATATTGGAGTCGCAAGTTTTTTGGCCAGGGCGTAGAATCCGGTATGCCGATCCACCAGCTTAACGAGCTGGAAAACGATGCCGGCGAGTACATTTCCTTTGATCTTTCCATGCAGCTGAAAATGCAACCGGTCGAGGGTGACGATGTACTCGAAAACAAAGAGGAAGAACTGAAGTTTTACACCGACGGCGTGTATATCGATCAAATGCGCGGCGGTGTAAACTCAGGCGGCCGCATGACGCGGAAACGGACCATCCACAATTTACGCAAAGTGGCGCGTAAGCGTCAATCCGAGTGGTGGGCCAGGGTATTTGATGAGCTGCATTTCATGTACCTTTCCGGAGCTCGCGGCGTAAATGCCGAATTTGTTTTTCCGGCAACCTATTCCGGATTTGCGGGCAACGCCTTTACCGCACCGGACGCGGAGCATATCCAGTACGCGAACAACAAAACAAAGGCAACCATTGTTGTTGGTGACGTTATGAACCTTACCGAGATCGATAAGGCGAAAGCGGTTGCCACCATGATGGGCGGCGGATCCGGCGGCGGGGATGCCGGCAGCGACGGCAATACCCAAACGCCTAAAATCATGCCGATTATGATTAACGGCGAGAATCACTTTGTTACGGTGATGAATTCCTGGCAGGTTTATGATGTACGGACCTCGACCAGTACCGGCCAGTGGCTCGATATTCAGAAAGCCGCAGCGGCAGCCGAGGGCAGGAACAACCCCATTTTCAAGGGCGCCCTGGGTATGTATAACAATGTGGTATTGCATGAGCATGAAAATCCGATCCGGTTTAATGATTACGGATCCGGCGGCGATGTTGAGGCCTGCAGGGCCCTTTTCCTCGGTGAGCAAGCGGCCGTTTGTGCGTTTGGATCCCCAGGAACCGGATTGCGTTTCGGGTGGTTTGAAGAAACCCGCGACAATGGCAATCAGCTGGTTATCTCGACCCATTCCATTTTCGGGATCAAGAAAACCACGTTTAATGGTAAGGACTATGGCATCATGGCCATTGATACAGCTGCCAAGAACCCGACCACCTAAACGGCCGTAACCATTAACCTTTAATATTTGTAAAATCTTAACTGCATTAAACCGATATTTTACAGGAGGAAAAAACCATGACCGAGTATATTGCAAATATGGCAGGGGAAAAGGCCCCAGGCAAAAGCCCTCATTCCGCGGGCGAGGTTTATGTATCCGATGGATATATCGATCTCACGGTAGCATTAGAGGAAGATGATCTTGTTTCTCTGTGCATTTTACCGCCCAAGTGCGTACCGCTCGGATTTGCGATCGAGTGCGAGGATCTGGACACCGGCACCACGATTACCTTGACCGGTGGCCTCAAAACTCGCGCCGGTACCGACCTGATCGCGGACCACGATTTTTTTGTGGATTCAGCAGTGGGCCAGGCCGGCGGGTTACAGGGCAAGGAATGGATCGCAGGAAATTTTGATAATCTGCGAGTGGCCTATTCTCAGACCGAGGAAACCCTTGTCGCGCTCAAAGTCACGGCCGCCCCAACCGGCGGCGGAGTCGGCGGAGTGCGCGGCGCCTTGACCTATCGCGCCCAGGAGCAGCAGGACTATTAGGCGCGATTGAATTCATCCTTTAGTTTACCACGCGATTAACCCAGGGGCCCCTGGCAGGCAGGGGCCCCGCAACCAATAGGACAGGAGGCCTTATGCTTATTAAATGCACGATGCGAGAGGGAATAACCGAGGCGGATATAGAGGGGTACCGATACACTTTCCGGCCGGATGCGGCCGGCAATCCGCTTTGCAACGTAACCAAAGAGGGCCATATTAAGCAGCTTTTGAACATGGGCTCGCACTGTTACGTCGAATTTAAGCCGAAAGTACCTTATGAACAGATGAGCGCAGCCGAAATTTTCGCACTACCCGACGGCGAGGCCGAGGACCATAAGGCCAGAATTCGGGAAGAACAAGCGCGAGCGGACGCGATCGAGGCCGAGAAAAAGGATAAGGCGGCCCAGGATCCGGAGGCCAGGATAAAAGCCCTGGAAGATAAACAGAAAGATACAACGCCACCGGTACAACAGAGCGCAGCCGCGAACCTGGCAGAAACCAGGATAACCGAGATCATTAACAGCTTTAGAACGCTATCTAAAAAGAGATTTGAAAGCTGGCTCGAAAATAACCGCGATCAAATAAAGATGATGCCGATCGATGTTAAGGCAGCCCTGGCTAAAAAGATAATTAAAACCTGGCCAGGCAAAGATCCGGAGATCGACGGCCTCAATTTGGAGCAATATGCCACAAGCACCGACGCCACCAATAAAGGACATAGTAATAACAAGTAAGGATCCGGAGCTGGTCGAGATCTTGAAAGAGATCAAGCAAACCCTGGATATACGCGAGGGGCGCCTGGGTGATACTGGTTTTAGATTCATAGATTATTATGAACTTATCGAGCTCCTGGCCGGTGATGAAACCATAACGATTACGGTTTTACCTGGCGCCCACAACCACCCGCATAATGATTTATCCACGATCCAGGGCGGCACCACCGACGAGTATTATCATTTAACCCTGGCCGAACATGGGGCCCTGGGCACAATTCCGGATCATAACGACCTGGGCGCGATCCAGGGCGGTACCGCCACCGAGCGGTATCATTTGACCGCAGCCGAGCATGGCGCCCTGGGCACCCATCCGGACCATAACGACCTGGCCAATATCCAGGGCGGATCCGGATCCGAGCGATACCATTTGACCGCGGCCGAGGCCGGCAATTTACACGCGCCTAATCTAATCGAGCAGTTAAATAGCAAAGTCGAGGTGCTTGACGCCGGCACCGGATCCATTAAGGCCTATGTGGATGGCGGCGAGCGCCTTGAATTATTGGCCAATAGCCAAACTTTCGGCTGGATCCTCGGTGAGTCTATCGAGGTTCAACAGGCCTCTAACTGGATAAAATTTAAAATTGGGGCCAACGATGAATTAATTATCGATGGTACCAGGATCCAGCTACCGACCGGATTAATTGAAACCAATACCAGTGCCCCTTTAGATTTAACCATTGATTGCGGCACCGATAAAACTATCGTACTCGCGGATACCGTTTGGGATGATGTAAAAGTAACCCCAGGCGCCTTTCAATTTTCCGGATCCGGCGATCCGACCTTGATAAATTGGCAGCCAGGCGGCGCCGGCGCCACCTTTAAAATTTATGCGTTTTCAAAGAATGACAATGTTTTCGCAGTGGTTCAGATGCCCCACAAATACAAAGAGGGCACCGATCTTGAATTTCATATCCATTGGACCCCGCACAACAGGGGCATAGCAGAGAGCGGCAACGCGGTAGGCTGGAAAGTCGATTATTCGATCTCAAATATTAACGGTACTTTTCCGGCGTCCAGCACCGCGGATCTAAGCGATCTTACAACCGGCACCGACGATAAGCACGAAATAACGAGCTCGGTTGTGGTGAGCGGTACCGGATTGACCATATCTCATGTAATTATGCTCCGGATCTATCGCAGCGATACCGGCGCCGATGATACCTGGTCCGGTGTGACGGCCGCGCAATCGCCGGCGCTATTGGAAATGGATATTCATTTCGAGATTGATACAATGGGATCCAGGCAGAATATAGTCAAATAGGAGTCTAAAAATGTCAGTAATCACAGTGGGCAGCGCAATAGATCAATTTGAAAGAAAGATCCTCGATGAGGGGAATGAGGATTGGACCGAGGCGGAAAACGTAACCTTGTTTAATAACGTAATCCGCACCATGATTAATTTAGTGCCCAAACTTCACAGCAAAACCGAGGCCGTCTTATTGGCGCCTGGCGTCCTGCAGTTTTTGCCGGCAAAAGGTATGGAGCTGGTTGATATTCCCTTGAATATGGGCGAAACCGGCCAGACCCCAGGATCCCCACCGCGAGAAACCACCCTAAAGATTTTTAACGATGTTTATCCGCAGTGGGCCCAGGCGCCGGAAGATACCGAGATCGAGCACTACATGAAAGACGATAACGAGGAACGCCGGTTTTATGTTTATCCACCGGTGCACAGCACGACGCCTGTATATGTCTTAATCCAAATGAGCACTTTACCCGATCCGGTAGTCTATGACGTTTCAAACGATTGGAAATTGCTAACAATACCGGTCGAGGATCAATATATCGATGCGATTCACAATGGTATGCTTTATATGTTTTACGACGATGATAGCGATAATCCAGGCAATACCCCGCGATCGCAAATGTATTATCAAAGATTTCAAACCGCCCTGCAGATCGAAACGGTTAAGCCCAGGCAGCGGCAATCCTAAAGGAGTGTAGGCCATGACAACAGTTTTATATAGGGTAAACGGCGGCGAGGTTGTCAAGATCTCGCCTACTAACCAGCAATTCGATCAAGTGGATTCTAATTATTGGGCGGTGGCCGCGGATCCGGCCTTTCCGGATGGTACCGAGCTCCGCCAGGACGAATCCGGCCCGATGCGCGTCCTGGGATACGCTAAGATCATGGACGGCGGCAGCTGCAGGAACGCAACGCAGCCCGAAATTGATGGATTCGCGGCCCTGGAAACGGCCGACGAAAACCTAATGGACCGCGACGGCGCAAAGGATCTCTTTCAAGCGCACCCGCGATTTAGAAAAATGATGATCGCCTTTGCCGATATTCTGAAAGATGAGATCAATATTTTGCGAGCTGAACACGCTTTGCCGGCCCGCACTCTTAACCAGCTGAAAACGGCCATGCTAAACCGAATGAGCGAGAACGATTAAATGTTTACTCCAAGATCATACCCAACGGTAGAGGTTGCCGTCGATGTAGAAAACCGGCCGCCCGAATACAAGCAAGAGGGCGATATTGCCACGATCCGGCAGCCCTATATCGGCATAGGCTTAAAAGAGGCCAAAAATCGGATATGGCTTTTAGTCGATGGTTTAGAACAGCTTGAATTTGGCGATTTTCACTATTCGGTTTTAGAACCATTTGATCCGACCGGCGCCTATTCGCCTAAAGAAAATTACACGCGATTTGACCGCCGGCGCTATTGTGTGCCCCTGGCCAGGCTTAACCAGGTTTTTACGATCGATCTCAACAGGGCCAAGGATATGAACGATGCCTATCAACCGTTTTACACGATGGACGAGGATAATCAT